CCAGATGTAGTTGGGTGAGCTGAAGAAAACAACTCAACGCCATCACCACCTGTAAAGCTAGAGTTAAAGCCGTTGTTTAAAACGTTTGCTGCTTTAACCTGCTTAGTGTGTGCCATAGAACGTGCTAAAGCTTTAGTGTAACGAGTGCTGATTTTGTCATAAAGGTTATCCTCTACAGCTTCCTCAGTAATCGAAAACGCTAAGGCTACAGTTTCATGAGAGTAACGTGCTGTGAATGACTCAGTCGCATTGTCAAAGTTAACTGAAGTTCCTTCAGGCTTAACTGCCGCTGCGCCAAAACCTGATAGCATTACTTCTTCTTCAAAAGCTCTATCAGAGTTTTCTGTGTCAAAAATCTCAGCGTGTTGGTTCTCGTACGTTGCGTACTCTAGTCCGAATAATGCATTCAAACCAGGTTCTAGCTCTTTTGCTAGTTGTGATCTATTTATTGACATAATTCAGTCCTCCTTATACGCCAGTTGTGAGTTTATACACGTGCTCACCAGTGTTAAACACTACATAAGCATTTGCATTCGCAGAACTCGTATCACTGTTTTCAGGATCTTTAGAGATTCCAATCTGTTTGAAACCACCAGATGTACCAGATGTGCTAGTATCGATTTCTGACGTTGATCTTCCAGTCGTGGTGCTTCCACCAGTGCCTACAAAGTCAAAGCCTGAATGATTCATAGCAGCTGTTCCAGTTTCATCATGTTGTGCTTCAAACACAATGTGCGGGTCTGCATATACGTAAGCAACAATATCAGAAGCGTTAGTGCTTGCTGGATAGTATGCAGCATACGTTGGTTTACTTGTTGTGGGATCAGTATAAAAACATCCACCGAAAACACCTAGTTGTTGAGTGTCACCAGCGGCCGCATCCTCTATACCTCCACCCGCTACTGCTTCTACAACTTGTCCGCTGTAAATAGCCGTACCGTAGTTAGCAGCGATCGTATACTCTTCAGAAGTAATATCGCCACCAGTAAGATGCCTCGTAGGTCTAAACCCAAAGGCTGCGTCTTTATTTGCCATAATTATAGTCCTCCTTAGACTAATAAATTATTAGTTACTAATCCAAAAATTTTAGCGAATGTATTAGGTGTGAAATCTAANNTGATTTCTTGGCACCGCCAAAAGTTACTCTAGATTGCCTATTTGGATTATCNATAGGCATACTTGGGTGCTGCTCCCTTAGAAGGTTGTTATCAACAGCTTCCTGTTGATCTCTNGTTTGTTGAGCAAAATACGCTTTTCTTTCCTCAACAATNTCTTCAGGTATCTTGGCTAGCAGTAATCCACCTACAGTGACCACGCCTTTCATTGNTCCATCTTCTACAGTAGGGGCTTCGAAGTCTCCAAGTTCTTCCAGTCTAACTGGTTCGTATCCCTCTCTCATTCGAGCAGACACGTTCTTTTTGTCTTCTGATCCCATGATCTCTGCACGGATCCAACGATATTTAAAGCCCGCTGGGGCTTGTGGCGCATCTAACCGAGATGGTGGTCGCCATGGCTGCCTTCTGGCAGTTTTTTCTCTGGTTTGAGATGAGCGTGAGGTTCTTGTTTTCTTTTCCATATTGCTACTCCTTCACGTATTTAGCATATTCTTCTAAAGGCACACCGAGTTTTTTAGCGATTGCGACTTGTGATGGTGTGAGTCTCACAGTTCGTTTTCCTTGTTTTGAAACTGACTTTACCGCAGGAGCGACNGTTTGGTCAACCTTTTTCTTTGGTTTCGCTGTTTCAAACTTATTTGGAAACTGTTCTCTAATCCTNCGATCNACTTCTCCGTAGTATTCGTCTGATCGTGGATCGTATCCNTCTTCTTCAACAAGGCGTCTATGTATGGCAAAAGCTGTATATGTCATAGCCTCGTCTTGTCCAAACCACGTATTGTTTTCTGCCCACGCCGTAGCTTTGGGGTCAGGTGGCGGGGCAGATGGGGGTTGTGATGAGGGTGTAGGTTGCTGAGGTATCTCTTTTGTTTCTGCAAATGTTTTCGCTTGTGCTTCTAGAGATTCTCTTTGTATCTTTGCACGTTCTGCGTTTAGTGCAGCTTTTGCCATGGCACTTTGTGCCTCGGCCTGCACATCCACATTACCTTCTTCAATTGCTTTTTTTAATTTTACTTTAGCCTCTTCTATCTGAGCCAAAGACTCAGCTTCAAGACTTGAAACATAATTTTGATTTGTTTCAGAATATTTCTTTTCAAGTTCTTCTGATTTAGTTTTTAAACCGTTTGCATAATTTAAGGCAGCTTCTTCTCTTCGTTCTGCTTCTCTAAGCTTGCCAACAAGTTTTGATATTCTTTTTTGGACTTTGTCGCTGTATTCTTTATGTTCGTCGTCCGTTGACTCTTGTTCGTCGTCATCTTGAACATNTTCGCTGACGTCCAATTNCTCAGATGTGTCATCGGCGACATCGTCGTCCTGAACAACTGTTTCATTTGCTTCTTCTTTCGCTGCTTTTTTTACTTTGGGTTCATCNAATTCTACATCAACGGCATCACCGCTGGTGTCGATAGGTACGAGTTTATCGTCCTGTATTTGTTCTTTTTGTGCCTCGGGCATGGTTCTTGATCTCCATGGTTATTTGTTTGCAAGACCGACTACATGTGTAAAATGTCTGTCGGATCCTGTAATATAGCAAGAATTTCGTCATCATTCAAGAGTCTTAATTCACCACCATCAATTTTTAATCTTGACCCAGCATAACGTGCAAAGATAACCCAATCACCTTTCTTGCACCACGGNCCTTCTGGAAACTTATTAACNTCNGCATACGCATCAGGACCTGTGGATAACACATAACCGCAAACAGTTGCTAGTTGCTCTCTTTCACGAGTCTGATCAGCTAAAATAATGCCTCCTTTACTGCGCTCTGCACCCATATATGGCAAAATAAGTATGCGCCAACCGGTTGGTTTGGGCAGTTTTTCTACCACAGATTGGTCAATATTGTCTGGATCAAGGCTTTTTGACTGCCTTTTACCATAAATATCTTCAACTTCTTGTTGTTTTTGCTCTATTTCAGCTGCAGTTTTACCTTTTTCTGCAATTTTTGCTTTTTCTTTGCGTCTGGCCTTAGCCATATGCTCTGGAAGTATTAAATCACTCACTTTTTTCTCCTTTATCTAGTATTTCTTTAACTTCTGCCTCTATTTCTTCTAGCGCTCGGTAATGACCAAGCATAAAATGATAGTCATGCTTCTCTGTGGTGCTACCTTGCATCACATATTCGGTAGTTTTTTCTTTTTTATCACGAACAAGACGTAAAATCTTATCGCCTAACCAAAGTCCGTCCATTTTTTGCTCTTACCTTTCTTTTTTTCTTACGTTTATAGCTAGGTTTGCCGCCCCTTGCTATGCCTACCGTCTTTCCGCCTTTAACTCCTACTAAAGAAAAAACCATTTTATCTTTTTCTTATTGGTCTTGTTGTCCGACGTCCTTTTTTTACTAATTGCATGATTCTTCTTTTCTGTTCAGGTGTCAACTCCTTCATATCCCTTGGTAATCTTGGTGTTGGCTTTTTCCTAGGACGTGGCGGTAAAATCATTCTATCTCCTGGTCTAGGTTTAGGTTGAAATCGTCCACCTGGACTAGGACGTTTAGGTGGTCTAGGTAAAGGTTTAGGTCGTCTGTCGCCTGGTTTAGGACGTTTAGGTTTAATTGGCCTAGGTAAAGGTTTAGGTCGTTTAGGTCGTTTAGGTGGCTTAATTCTGCCGCCCGTGGCTTTTAAATCTCTCATAACTTCGTTCATTATAAAATCTTGAATATTATCGTCGTATTTTTTCATTAAACGATTCATGTCTCTATCTTGCTGGCGCCCCGGCCGAGACTTTTTTATTCTGTTCACTTCTTCTTTTAACTCCATCGGAGTTATTCTCTTTTTTTTAGGTTTGACCTTTGGTTTAGTTTTTGGCTTAACTTTTTTAAGAATTTTTGAAATCGCCATGTTACATCTCCGATCTAATCTGTTTGAACTTGTCTAATATACCACCAATGCCAGAGTTTGCAACATTCATTATGACTGTTGGAGACTCACTCATCATCATTCCCCCATGGCCCATTCCTTGTCTTGCAAAGTATTCCATAAGAGCTGCGTTGCCAAGACCATACGAACCACTTTGCGCCATTTCACCTAGACGTTGCATGGCTTGTTGTTCAGTCATCCCCATTCCTATTAGACGATCAAACATTGCTTTACCTTTTGGAGTTATCGCATCTTGAAACGAAGTTGGTTTTTCTGCTACACCTCCATCTTGAGCCATCATTCTAGGAAGTCGATAAATCTCCTGTAACCTATCCAACCCAAGTCCTGATCCAGTTGCTAGTGCAGTCGCCGTTGGTGCTGGTGTTTGTTGTATTGGTATTGGTATTGGCGTTGGCTGCATTGGTGGAGCCATTTCTCTTATCAATGGTATTGCTCTTCCGTCTTGTCTGCCTCCTCTACCGCCGCGAGGATCAATGTTAGCAGTATCCTCTCCTATTCTTAAAGATTTAAACGCATCGGCAAACTGCCCTCTTAAATTTGTTGGTTGTTCTCTTAAATTTGGGTTCGCTGCCATTTGTTGAGGTTGAGCCCCAAAACCAAAAGCTTGACCTATTCGCTTGCCTAAACCTAAAATGCCTTGGCCTCCTGTTGCAACAGCTAGAGCTGGGTTAAGAGCAAATCCTGCTACCCTTGCAAGTCCTGGAGCTTCTTTCATAAAATCTGCGCTTTGAGTTTTAAGTTGATTTAATATGCCCATTCCAGTGTAAGGAGACACGCCTAGCTGCCTGTTAATGTCGGCTAATCGACTTAAATTTTCTGGTGTCTGAACTCCTTTGCCCAAAGATTTTTGAAAATCTGCAAGACGTCCACTAAGTCTAAACGCACCTGGCGTCATTTCTTGTGATCTTAAATTAGGGTTTGCAGCTGTTGCACCTAGTGTGGTGTCTATGCCCAATTTTCTTGCAAGGTCTTGTTTTCTTTTGTCCTCTTTATATCTATCAACTTGAGTTTTTGACCTTACAATATTACCTTTAATGTCTCTTAAAAAATCACCTGTGCTAGTCTTAAATGCAGTTCTTTCATTAAAATCTCTATTAATTTTATCCGCTGCTTTCTGAACAGCTTTTGACGTGGTTGTGGTGCCTCTTCTAGTTTGTCCTTGTGGTGCTGGAGCTTTACTTACTGCTCTTGCAGTCGTGGTTGTGCCTCTTCTAGTTTGACCTTGTGTTTTTGAAGCAGTCTTTGCTCTAGTTGTTGCTCTACTTTTTGCACCTTTTACTGACGCTCCTCTGGCAGATCTTCGACCTTTAGGGCCTTTAGCTGCACGACTTCCTCTGCTAGTTCCTCGTCCTGGACCTCGTCCTCGACCTTGACTACCTCCAGCTTTACCTCTGCTGCCGCCTCTAGCTCCTCCTCTTTGACCGCGACCCTGACCGCCTCTACCTCGACCGCCTCTACCTCGACCGCCTCTACCTCGACCGCCTCTGCCGCCTCGACCGCCTCGTCTAAACCCTACGCGCTCTTCGTCGTCACCTTTTTGTAAGTCGTCAAATAATATCGCTTTTTCTACGGCCATTAGATTCCTTTGTTAAATGTGTCTTGTATATTTTTAGTAATATTTTCGGCTTTGTCCAAGACTTTTTGTTGAGATTCTCGTTCTAATTTTTCTATAGCAATTGCAGATCTAAGAGCGACAGCGTCTTTTTGCTGTTGTATTTTTGCTGCGTCTGTCTTTTCTTTGTTCTCCATTTTTTCTTTTTCAACAGAAAGTTTTGCCTGAGATTCTTTCAAGTCTCTTTCAGAATCTTTCGCTTTAATTTGTAATTCTTGTTCTTTTAGTTTCACCAAAGGATCTTCTTGTGCTGCAGTAGAAAGATCATCAATGTCCTCCATAAACTCTGTCACTAGCTCTGCTTGTCTTTGAGCAATCTTTGTCTGCATGTCCATCATCATTTGTTGCATTGCTTGCTGTTGTTGTGGCGACATTGGTTGTCCTTGTTGTGCCATTTGCATCTGTTGCATTTGTGGTGCCATTTGTTGTTGTATCTCCTCTGATGCTTTTAAAGATATATGTTGCATAATGTGCGCTTGTGTATTTGCAAAAATTTGTGGATTAGATTTTATAACCAAACTTCCAAGCAACGCTATATGAGCTACGATGTGTGCATCGTGATCTTGACCGGGAAAAGCTTGTGCTGTCATACCTGCTGTCAGTTCTGCATTTTCTAGTGCGGGGTCTTTTGGTTGTGGCTGCGGCGGTGGAGGCATCAGTGCCTCTATATTTTGAACGCCCATCGCTTCGTACATTCTTCGATACGCTTCATAAATATTGTGCATTTGTGGTGCCCCTTGTGCTAGTTGTAATTGTTGTTGTGCCAATGTCACACGTTGTGTCACTGAAAAAATGTTTGGATCAGAAACGGGTATTACATCAACACGAGCATCAAAGTCTTGTGCCTTGATTGCTTGATTGCCACCCACGACTTGATAAGGATAAACAGGGGGCAATGTGTCTGCGAAAAGTTTTGCAAGCAATTTAAATTCTTTGCCTTGCGCCGCATGCATTCTTTTGTGAATAGCAGACATCACTTTCATGCCACGTTCTAGTAACGCCATGGTTGTGCCTACAGGATTAACTTCGTTACCTTCACCGAGCTTCATGTCAGCAACAGCTGCAAAAGATTTACCACTTTCTATAACAAAACCTAATAATTGAAAAAGTGTGCCTGACGGCTCTTTGTATGGCAATGGAACTAAAGAGCTACTGATCTCTCCAGCAGGGGCGTCTACATCTCTAAACTCCCCAGGAACTAATGGCTGATCGTCATCCCGTATGCGTAGCCCACGTGCCTTAAATCCAGATGGTAAGTTGGCGAGTGTACCAGCATCGATGAGTTGACGTAGTATGGAGGTTGCAGACTTTGATAAACCACCCAACATGTGAATAAGACCAAAGCCATAGAAGCCAAGGCCGGGAAGAAACTTGTAATGNACGA